AAATCAGCGCCGGCACCAAATGCCTTAGCAACATCACCAGCGCAAGTACACCCACCATCAGCAATAATATGCGCTCCAAGACCGTGAGCGGCATCAGCACATTCAATAATGGCGGATAGTTGAGGATATCCGACACCAGTTTGAACCCTTGTTGTACAAACAGAACCGGGACCAATACCAACTTTAACAATATCTGCTCCACGTAAAATCAACTCCTGTGTCATGTCTGCGGTAACAACATTACCTGCAATAATTGTGTGCTTAGGATATCGTTCACGAACTTTAGCAACAAAATCACCAAAGTGTTCAGAATAACCATTAGCAATGTCAATACAAATAAATTTTATATTAGGAAAAACATTTAGAATTTGTTGTAACTTAGACCAATCTTTATCACTAGTTCCGGTGCTGATAGCTGAGTAATTTGGAATTATCGAATCTTGATTGTTAACGAAAGATTCTAAATCATAACTCTTCACCAAACAAGTAAACATTTCATGTTCATGGAGAACTTCTGCCATTTTAAATGTGCCGACTCCATCCATATTAGCAGCCATAATAGGAACGCCAGTCCATTCCTCTTCGCTGTGTTTGAATTTGAAAGTTCGATATAAACTGACTTCTTTTCGACTTGAAAGATTGCTTCGTTTTGGTCGAATTAAAACATCTCTAAAATCAAGTTTGATATCATCTTCAATTCTCATATTTCACCTGTCATAATTTAAAACAAAATTAGTATCTACTTTTTATATAGGCCTTAAACTTCTTAAAGTCTTGTCCCGGTGTATCTTTAATGTATGTCTTTACCAGTTCAGTTGTACCCCAAGCACCAGCGCCAGCCTTCGGTAGAATATCTGGTTTAGATTCTTCACTAAATCCGTGTTTAAAAAACTGAATGCGGCGTTCTTGCTTGGCAACCCATTCATCAGATGGTTTGCCTTCGCCTCTGTAATATGCCAGAGGTCTTTGTGTTTTCTTTGAGACTAATGCCCATTTGCCATTGACTTGTTTTAACATTATGCTTTGTCTCCGTACATAACATCATCAGAGTCACCTAGTGCCCACTTTGGATTAGTTTCGACACGATACAGTTTTGTACACACTTTGAAATCTGGAAATTTCATTTCTTTTGGATTAGATGCAGCATCCAAGAAAATGCAACGATTATTTGGTTGTGCTGCAAATTGTCCGTTTTCTAGTTGAATAAAATTAAATGATTTATGGTCTTCAGGCCACTCAGCATATGTTGTATCAATAGTGTTAGGATCAGCGAAACCATTATCAATTGTAAACATGTAATCGCCTTTATAAAACTTCTTATCTTTAGCGAAAAACTTACAAGACAAATTCTTCAAAAATGATTTTTGAATTACTGTAATTTCATTTGAGAAACAATCCCAAATTTGTAAAGTATCTAATGGCAAAAATGGTCCTAAATCTTTAGTACGAGAAACAAATGCGTGTAAAGGGAGTTTATCATAAAGGGCGCCGTAGTTAGGCAAATAAGACTCTATGCGGAATGCCTGGCCACGAATCGATTTTGCGGAAACCCAAATGCATGGTTCAAATTCACCATGACCTTTTTGAAAATCATATAGAAATTCTTTACGAATCCAACAATGAACTGGCGGTATGTTCGCTACTAAAAATGCCATATTATTTTTTACAACAATCTATTTTAGTTTTATAATCAGTAATTGCGGCCTTGATTGCATCTTCAGCCAAAATGCTACAATGAATTTTAACTGGTGGCAATGCTAACTCTTCGGCGATTTCGGTGTTTTTGATATTAACAGCATCATCAATATGCATACCCTTAACCCACTCTGTAACCAAAGACGAACTGGCGATTGCTGAACCGCATCCATATGTTTTGAAACGAGCATCTCTAATAATACCATCATCGTCAACCTTTATCTGCAATCGCATAACATCACCGCAAGCAGGTGCCCCAACCATACCAGTACCAACGGAAGCATCAGACTTATCAAAAGAGCCAACATTTCGGGGGTTTTCATAATGATCTATAACTTTTTCTGAGTAGGCCATTATTCTACCATTACCCACTCTACAACATTCGATAGTCCGTGAATAGCATCAGCTATGCTTTTCATTTCTTCCTCCGAATTGGCTTCTATAAAAGTTTCAAGAATCACATTATTTTCTATACGAATTAAAACTCTATACTTGTACATATTAAGCCGCAAATGAAGAACCGCAACCACAAGTGTTAGTTGCGTTTGGATTTTTAATTACAAATTGTGAAGACATTAATTCTTCTTTATAATCAATTGATGCGCCTTCAAGATAAGTCATGGACATAGCATCAATCAACACTTTGATGCCTTTGTCTTCAAATACAAAATCATCTTCATTTTGTTCTTTATCGAAGGTGAAACCATATTGAAAACCAGAGCAACCGCCACCTTGAACAAACACTCTCAAAGGTTCATCGGTGTTTTGGTCGAGCATAATCTCACGAATTTGTTCATATGCTCTATCTGTGATTTCTACCATATTATCCTCTTGTTAGGTTGAGAACTTTTTGAATCTGACTTTCTAAAACAGATTTTCTATTTGGCCAATGTATGTATGGCTGTTCGTGTGTCTTTAAAAGTTTTGTCAGAAATGGTAATACAAGTTTTTCTACTTGTTGCAATCTTTGTTTATACTCTTCAACAGTTTCGTCTTTCTCAGCAATTACTGCTTCATATTCTGCTTCATCAACAGCAGTAAACCCAAAGTCATCATCACCATACTCGGAGATAATTTTATTTAAATCATATTTAATATCAGCCATTACTTGCTCCAATTTTTAGCAGCATTAAAATTTTGTTGACTAAATTCCATTCTGTCAACTAGTTTCAATGCACCGCCAGTTAATTTATCTACTGCTACAAATCCTTCAGGACCAGTAACTTTAAAACCTGTGTCTGTTCTTACAAAAGTATCTACGGCAGTCTTAATTGTTTCCAACTTACGGACAATCATTACTTTAGCATCAACAATTAGATTCATCAAATCAAAAATAATTTTAAGTTGGGCTGAATTATTTCTAAAGAATCTCATAACTTCATTCTTTTCAGCGATTCTTTTTTGGCGTGTATCTTCTTTTTTAGCGGCCAATATTTCTTTGTTTAATTTATCTTCAATCCATTTTATCAGTTGCGCCGTATGTTGTTGGGTATTTTTAATTGGTTCGCCTGCACGAACTTTAGTATTATTAAATGTCTTTACATAAATGTTAAATGTTTCATTTAATGAAATTCTGTTTAATACTGATGGTGTGATTGATTGAAACACACGGCCGGCATTTGAAAGTATTTCAGAAATCTTTTTCGTTTCTTCGGCCGTGAATGTTGCTGTGCCTGATGCATCTACAAAAGAGGCATCACGGAACCAAACATCTTTTGTTGGCACAAGATGACCAATGTCAATGTTAAAAGAAGCACGAAGCGTATCAAATGAACGGCCATTATATGAAGTGTGAAAGACGATACCCATTTCAGCATCAAGCATTTTCTTTGCTAATACTGAATCAGACGGTACTGCATAAACGATTGTATTTGGTTGGAATGTAATGTAATTTTGGCCATCAATCGCTTGTTTTTTGATATCACCTTTTGCAAACATCATATCACCTTGAATGATGCCTTTAATACCAAGTTTTGGGAGATATGCTAATGCTATTTTAAGTTTTTCATTCAGACCAGGATTTGGATGATTTCTGTCAATGTCTTCATTAGTGTAATTCAGTTTGCCGTCTTTATTGAAGACGGATTTCGTACCAACAAAAAACTTACCATTATCTGGATTAATTCCACAAATAACAGCAGGTGCACCATCCCATTTTGTAGTGACATTTGTTTTTGTTTGTGCATGGCCCGCCAACATATCACGCAAAGAACGGAGAAAATTAATCGACTCACGAGCACCAGTAATGCCACGATTTAGAACATTATCTTCCAAATGTTCAAGGTGGAGGTTGGCACCCTCTTTGGCACCTTCGGTTAGAAATTCTCTGAAGTTCATATTAACTGTACTTTATAAAAATGCTACTGTTTTTTGTGGCAGATGAAGCATACTGAAATATCCACTTGACAACATCTTCTTCTTTTTTACTTTCTAGTATTGTATAAACATAGTGAACACCTAAGAACTTTGACATCCACCATGTTTTATCACGAGCAATAGTTTCTTTCAGTTCTACCATCAAATCTTTATCAGACTTTTTTGTGCCTGATAATTTCTTAAACATCTTAACAAAATCTTTTAGAGTTGTTTCAGATGGTTTATCTATCTGACTATTGAATGAGTTAGGCATCATCAAATTCGATCTTGGTATTCCGGCTTCAAGTGCAGCTTGCATAACAATACCACCACCAATCTTACCACCCGCAGCAGTTTTACCTTTTATCTCACCCTGCCATGAACTTGTAACGGGTCTGCTTGAAAAGTTTCTCAACTGAATTTCGCCTTCTTTTCCAGAAGAAGTGTATTTCAAATAGATATCTTTCGAATCGCCCATGTTTTCACCAAGTCTATAACCATTCCAAGATGCAATT